CCTGCGTCTGGACGGCGGCGACCGTCTCTTCGGCGGCGGCGAGATCGAGCGCCAGTTGCTCAAGAGCATCCACCTGCGCCGGTGTGGCGCCATGGGTGGCATTCGGCTCCTGCGGTTTCAGGCTTTCGACCGTCTCCCCGCTTTCGTAGGTGATGTTCGCCGCCGTCAGGGGTCCGAACATCTGCTCCCAATCGGGATTGTCGTTGCCCGGCCCAGACCCTGCTTTGGGCGTGTCGGAAACATAGAGCCAGCGTGAGCCGTTCGGCAGCGAGACGATGTTGCCGCGCCGATAGGTGGTGGTGGCGACATATTCGCCCCGGTCAATTAGTTGGGCGTCGAAGGCGATTTCGTCAAAGGTGTGGACCCGCCAACTGCGCGCCGCGCCGAACATGATGCGCTTGTAAGGCGCGCTGACGTCGGCCTCCGAACAGCGACGTACCGGAGGAAGGCGGCGGCCTTGGCAATCGAGCGTGACGGTGGGCAGACCAATGCCGGGCCGGACCGCGAATAGCTGGCCGATGAAGTTGACGCCCGCCTGCGCATTGCAGGGGCGAGCGAGACGTCGCGCCAGATCAATGACGCTCGTCTGCTCGGTAATGACGATGTTGATCGGGTAGGGGACTGCCGCGTCCAGCGCCGCGAACGATGCGGCGTCGATCAGCCCTGCGTCGATCCCGACGACTGAAGCGATGCGCTGGATGATGGCGCCGGTGGTGCGCAGGAAGCCCGTCCCGTTATCACCGTCGACGTCGCCGGTGATGACGCCCGCAGGCGGCGCACCCAGGCGAGCCATGCCAAGCGCATGGCAGGTCGCCCAGCGGCCATTCGGGATGTCAGCCGCGACCAGTTGCGCATAGGTGGCATAGTTGCCGATGCTGGGGCCAAATGACGCGCCGCGCTCATACAGGGCGGAAATGCCTTGGATCGAATAGGCGGAAAACTGGACGACGTTGTCGACGCTGTTGATCAGGATCGGTTCGACGTTCAGCGCGCGTCCGAAGATCCAAGGCTTCAGCCGGTCCTTTAGATCCGCGCCGCCTTCCGCATCGCCGGTGCCCGCATATTTCAGTTGCAGAACGTCTTTTTCGAACGGCTCCAGATTGACGTCTGCGGTCAGGCTCAGGGCGTTGCCTTCCGCTCCCCATTCACTGACCCTGCCCTTGAATATCAGGGCGTCGGAAAGCGTGGCGACGTCATAGCTGCCAGCCGCATTCATGGCTGTGGAGGGATCGATCGCGTAGAGGCGAACGTCCGCACCGGCCCAGCGCAGTGCGCGCGCGTCAGCGTTGAGGTTGGACAGGGCGTCGAGGCGAATGGTGAACCCTGCGGAGCCGGGCGCAACGTCTTCCGTGAAATCGCCGTCGAACAGTGGGATGGCCAACGAAGGACGTTTGGATATGGCGGGCCACCAGCGCTGGCCGGCCACACCGTTGAGCCGCCGATCCTGCGCCGAGGAAGCGCGCAGCACGGGGCGGCTCCCGTCAATCGCATTGAGGGGAGCCAGTTCAGCAAGGATATGCACCATTTAGAAGTTGCCCCTCGTGGTGATGAGCGCTTCCATCAATTTCGAGTTGGAGCCGTTGGCGCGATAGATACTGATGAAATTGTCGTTCAGCGCATCCAGCTTGATACCGAGCGCCGACAGCCCCTGTGTGAACGCGGTTGTCAGCGCCGTTGTCTGCGCTTCCGTGGCGGACACCACCGGGGCGAGCGCAGTATCCGTCGCGAAGAGCGATTCCCGGTTGGCCGATGCCTCCGCCACGCTGGTCTCCGCGTCGATCCGGGTCTTCGTCAGCGCAGTGATCTGGTCCAGCAGTTTGAAATAATCCTCGCTGGAGCCGTACACCTGCCGTTGCAGGTCCAGCAGAGTGCGGGCCGCGTCGGAATAGTCGTCATAGGCCGTGGTGTCCCCGGCCGCCACGCGCTGGGCGAGCGGGTTATAGGCTGCCTGCGCCTCTACCAGCCGCTCCCGGAGCGATCGGGCGTCGTTGCCCACCGTCAGTTCATCGAACAGGGATTTGAGCGAAGCGGTGACCTTCTCGGCGGCTTCCTTCACGGCAGCGGCGCGCTCGATTCCGTAAAGCTCCTCCAGCTGGGCATATTCCTCCGCCGATGCGCCAGCTTCTTCGAAGATGTCCTTGAGCCGCTTGAACTCTTTGTCCAGCGTGTCCATCGCCGCGCCGACCGGATCTTTATATTCCTTCAGCCGCTGAAACACGCTTTCGAAATCGAGCGCCTTTTGCAGCTGGGATTCGATGTCGTCCGAATTGGCCAGCAATGCCTGCGTCGACGCGCGCAGGCCGAGCAGCGCGCCATCGCGTACCGCATCTGAAATGGCGAATTTGATGGCGTCTTCCGCGCCCTCCTTGCCGAAGTCGGTTACGTCCGAATATTTCCCCTTCAGCTTGCCGGTGCGACCGGTGCTGCTGACGCGCCACTTGCCCTTATACTGGCCAATGGAGACGTTGTAGCCGCCGATGTCGGCGCCCAGCTGCTCAGCGATCGAGGCAAGGCCGCTCTGGATCGAGGTGCCCGCCAGGTTGGCGTTAGAACGATAGGCGGACTTGTTGCCGCCCACCGTCACATCGCCTTCACCTTGACCGACGACGGCGGCGGTGCCCCACTTGGCGGTCTTAAACAGGCTGCCTACCGCTCCGCCCAAAAGGCCGCCAGCGATCGAGCCAAGCGGACCAAGAGCGCCTGCGAACTTGCCGAGTGTGCTGCCCAGCTTGGTGCCCAACTCCTTGCCGACCACGTTGCCTAGCGCGCCGCCGATCGATGAACCAATCTTGGAGTTGGCGCCACCGAGAAGGAGGCCGCCAGCCATCTGGCCATAAGCGGCTCCCTGCACGGCCTCTCCGACGTATTTGCCGACATCCTTCGCCAGATCTTTCGGCAAAACCTTTTCGAAAAGCTTGGTCATTGAGGTGCTGAGAAAAGACACCGGCTCCTGCATCGCCTTGCGCGCCGTCACGACGATGTCCGCATACGCCTCCTGTGCGGCGGTTTCGTTGTCGTTGGCCACGGTTGTCCCGGCGGCCTTGTTGGCAGCCGCAGCAAGCGCATTACCAAGTTGTTCCGCTTTGGCGGCGGTGCCGAGCAGGGCGCTGTTGATTTCGTCGGTGCGGATGTCCTTCTTCCTGCCGGTGACGCTATCTTCCAACTCACGGAATATGTCGCCGAACAGACTCTCGGTCAGAACCTCTGATGCCAGGTTGTCGAATGTGCGGCGGAACCGATCAACGAAATCTCCAAGCGCGCCGATGCCCTCAGTTCGGAAGCTGGCGAATGTGTCGGTGATGCTTGATCGGATGTCGCCCAATGCGTTGAGATAGGGCTGCTGCTGATCACGCAGTTTTTCCATCAGGCGCTGCTGTTTTTCTAGCTCCACAGTCCGCTTCGCGATTTCGCGAACCTGTTGCGCATCGACCTGCCCAGTCCGCTCCTTCAGTGCGAGGATGGCACGGAGGGCATCAGCTTCGGCTTGCCGACCGTCCACGATCAACTGTCCGATTGAAACGTCTTCATCCATCTGACGGATCAGATCGCGGTACGGTTTAGTCAGGCCATTAGCGACAACGTCTTTTGCCCGTTCCGCATCGGCAATCATTTCCTTGAACCCGGGCGGTTGCCGGGAGGCCAAGTCTGAAATGATGTCGTCCAGCTTACGGGTTGCCTGCGCGGCCTGATCTATCAGCTTCGGTTGATCATCAAATCTTTCCGAGATTCGCTGGATCGTCTCAGCGGCCTGCTGCCCAAAGTCGAGTAACCTTTGGTAAGCGCGGGCAGCTTTTTCACCCTGAGCGGTGGCTTCCTTCAGGCCCTGTTGGCGCTGGACTTCGACCTCCTTCGCGCGGACATTCGCCAGATACTGGTTTTCTGTGATTTTCCCTTGCTTCAGCAATTCGCCGCTTTTGGCTTTTTCGAGCGCAAGCTCTGCACGTGCGACTTCGAGCGGGGTATCTGCTGCATCCAGCCGCGCCTGTGCGTTGAGCCGGGCGGTTGGCGAAGTGGACGTGGTCTTACGTGCCCAGTCAGGCAGCCCTTTACCATCGATGGCATCAATGATCCCCTGCGCCGCAGCCCCCTTGTTGCGGCTCTTTCCGACCTCCAGCACCTGCTCCAGCACTGAAATGGGATCGAGGTCGCCGAGCAGCTTTTTCTCGGAAAGATAATCGATCCCGCGGCGCACCTGCGTTTCGGTCAGGTTTCCGCTGACATATCGGTCCAGCAGGCCGCTGAGGCGCCGTTGCGTGCTGGGATCGACATCTTCGCGAAACCCGCCGACCGACATCGCAGAGCCGCCGCCGCCGACCGCAGAAAGAGAAGACGTAGTGTTCGATCGAGTGCGAAGCTGAGCTAGGCTCTCCCGGCCCTTTTCCAGTGCCTTATCCGCGTCCCGCTTGTCCTTGATTGCCTCAAGTCGGATAGCCTCTCGCAAGACGATGTTCTGCGAAGCCATAGCGCCAGTGGTCAGGTCGATCACTTTCGCCAGCTTGGACTGTGCATCGCCAAATGTGTCGAACGAATCCGCCGCCTTCTTGGTGACATCATCGGTCTGCCAAAGCTTTTCCACAAGCAGGCCGACGGCAAAGGCTGCGCCAGTGAACGCTACGCCCCAGGGCCCAGAAAGGAGCGTCGCAATTCGGCCGATTCCGCGCTGCGTGCCATCAGCCTGCATGCCCAATCCCGACAGGGCAAACGCGAGTTGCGGAAGTTGTTGAGCGAAGACCACGGAGGCTTTCTGCCCCCCTATCAAACTGATCGTAACGTCCTGTAGTTGCTGACCTGTTTGGACATAGGCCTGCCGCAGAATCCCAGAGCCGCGCGTTAGCTTCTGGAATCCATCGACCTGACTGTGGATGGCATCGCTGTGCGAACGAAGTTGATCGCGAGCGTTTTGCACTGCGTCAGCATGCAAACGTTCATCGATGATATTTGCCTTCAAAAGATCGTCGGCCGTGTCGAGCGCCTGATTAAAGCGCTGCTGAGCGGCGTACATCGGATCTAGCTGGGCGTGAAGCTGGGTCGCAGCCACCCCAAGGCGTTCCATATTCCGAGCATATTGATCCAAGGCTTCGAAGCCCGCGCCGTTGGCCGTGGCGGCCGGTCGCGATAGGTTCAGCAGTTGATCATACCCTGCCTGGGAGCGTCGCGCCCCCACCTCATCACGTGCAGCTCTCGCCTGTTCCGCGTACAGTTCCCGATAGGTCGCAACCAGCGCGCTGTTACGCGAGGCCGTCGCGTCGATTTCAGCCTGAAGGCGCGTGTAAGTTGCCACCTGGGCTTCGGCTTCCTGCCGGCTGCTTTTGGCTTCGATTACCTGCGCACGGAGGACTTGAATATAAGATTGGGTGCTCTGCGACGTATCACCAGTGGCTTCTGCAAGTCGAATCGCTGCGTCTCGCGTGGTGCGAGCAGATGCCTCATATGCACGGGCTTCTGCCGCGGCTTGACGAAATCCGCTGACGCCCAGATCGAGTGCGCCCGACGTTTTCAGACCGCCAGAAAGCGCCGAATGGATGACTCGCTGCACTTGTGAAAAATTGGCTTCGAAACTTCGACGCGCACGATCCGCTGCCGCACCCGCCTCCTTTTCAAACAACGGGAAGCCATTGCCGCTGGGATCATATTCCGCACGGATAAATGCTGGAAATATGGACGATTCAGCCATTTACTTTCCCATTGCCTGCTTGATGAGGAAGGGCAGGTTGGACCGTGCCCAGACGAGAATGGCGCGCGGGTTGACGCGAGCGCGGCGAGAGGTGCGGCGGATGCCGATGAAGGCGACGAACTGGCCTTGAAGGACGCGACCGGCCCGAACACGCCCGCTGTTGGGCAGGCGGCGAGGGTTGGCGCGCCCGGCGGCGCGAACGGTCACATCGCGGACGATGAGAAGGGCTTCGCCTGGATGACGGCCGGGAATCTGGATAAGCGGACCGATCCGCTGCTCAAAGCCGCCAGCGCGATACTGCGCGGGCGTCATGCGGAAATTGCCTTTGACCCGCTTCTGAAGATCGTCGCTGGTGATCCACATCCATGGGCCGCGCGGCGTTATTTCCGCGCCTTCCGTGTAGGAGATGATCGCGCCAACGGTGCGCTCATTGGCGGTGCGAAGGTGGACAATGCCCGATGCGGAGAAGCCTTCCACACCACGCCGATGCACGCGACCAGACCGGCGAAGGTCGGATGTAGAGGTGATGGCGTTGCCCAGGCGACCCAGCCCGGCCGCAGCCATCTCCGTCCGGAGCGTCGATACTGCCATTCGTGCGCCGCGATCGGATGCGACCAGCGCAGCTCTTTCCATTCGCTGGATACAGCCGCGCTGGAAGTCGCGGAAATGATGATCGGCGGGACGGCGGACCGTCCCGTGTAATTTAGGCATCTATTCTCCGATGATGAATGCGGGGCCAGTGGCCGCTGCGTCAGGTCTCGCCCGCCTTCTTCAACTGATGAAGAGCGTTCCCGATAACATTAAAGGCCTGGATCAACACATTGGGCTGGTCCAGCAGCGCTCCGCCGTCGGGCCAGACATGACCGCTAAGGCCACGGTCGCACTGCTGGTAGATCCGGATGAGATCAATGTCGGCCTTGGTAATTAGCTCGCGGGGGTTTCGGGAGAAATCTCCGACGCCTTCGACGTGCCAGCTTGTAACTCCTGCCCATTGTTCGAAATCGGCGGGGCGGTGGAGGACGGCGGCTGCGATGCGGAGTTTTTTTCCGCACTCGCGCTAAGGAAGAGCCGATTGGCGCATTCCAGCATCAGTTCAGCGAAAATCGCACCGGACTTGGTGCCCAGCCGCTCGAATTCGATCTTGGCCAGGTCTCTCTCCAGCAGGTCAATCGCGTCGAGCGAGACAAGGCCGTCAGCCCGCTCGAACTTTGCTTCGATTCCGGACCAGCCCACCAGAATGATGCTGCCGATCTGCTTTGGAAATTCGCGATCGAACTTCAAGTTGGCGATGGCCATTTTGCGCAGGGGCGGCCAGTTCTCCGACACACGGGAGGAGAGGCTACGAACCTCGGCGGGATCGAAGTCGGTGAATTCGAACGGAGCCTTTTCCTCCAGATCGCGGTTCTCTTCTACCCATTGGTCCCGCGCTTCCCAGAACATCTGAAGGCGTGGCGCCCAAATTTCATAGTCGTCGGGGGACCAAAGGGCTTCGAGTCCGCGCAGAGTTTCCGCGCGGATGCTCTCTTGATCGTAATGGTTCAGATGCTCTTCAGCCATGATTTCTTCATGGCGCAGGCGGTCCCGTCTTGACCCTGCTTTGAGCAGGAAGACGGGAGCACCTTCGATTTCCGCCAACGAAGCGGGGGTGAACCGCTTGATGTGCGAAGCTTCAACGGGAGTGGAGGCCACAGACTATCTCCGGGTTAGAAGGGGAAGACGATCGACACGTTGCGGTCGCTGGCGTCCACAAACAGGTCGCCCGTCTCGTTCACGAAGTCGCCGCCGATGTTGGGCGAGCGATAGTTCAGCCGCGCGTCGGGGACGTTCAGGCTGACCACGGCACCAGCGCCGTAGCCATACTGCGCCCAGACCGCGTGCTGGGCCTGCGCATCGGCCAGCGCCAGCGTGTCGAACTGGGCTTTCCGATATTTTTGAAGGTCGGCGGTGATGGTGGTCTTGCTCTCCACCAGCTCCTCAGCGTCAGAGCCATCGTCCTTGTTGGGGTTCGGCGGCGCGGCTGTGCGGATACCGAAGTCGATGACCAGCGACGAACCGCCCACGGCCTTGCCTGCGATCCACAGGTCGCCGTCGCGGAACTTGGGCACGGCGCCCAGCGCGGGGATGGCCGGCGTGCCTTCGTCGGCGGTGGTCTGGATGGAGCCGGTCATGGTCACTTCCAGCATCGGGATAGCGCCCTGCGTCCGCGTCGACACCGGCAGGTTCACGCGAAGGCCAGACACGCGCATGTTCACCAGATCGAAGCGCAAGCCGTCCAGCCAGAGCGACAGGGACAGCGGGTCGGGATCCGTCTCGCTGATCGTGCGCTGATAGGCCAACTGCGGCGGGATCTGATAATTTCCGCTGGGCGCGACACCCAACGTCTCCATCAGCGTCGCCACCTTGCCGGCGGTATAGGAGCGGATCGCAGTTAGGCGCTCGGCATAGGTGGTCCCAATGCTGACCAGCGAGACCAGCAGCCCCTTGTACAGCCCGGCCGTCGCCGCAGCGCCCGCGCCCAGCGTTACTGAGGTCGTGGTTGGCCCGGCGCCGATGGCTTCCGGTGCCGCCGGGATAGCGGTCGAGACGCGGTTTTCGGTGAACTTCGCCGCCTGGAGGAAGCGACCGGGCAGGAAGGCGTTGGCCGCCGGCACCGCGCCGCCCGTCGGCGGGCGCAGGTAAATGTTGAAGGTGAGGGTGCAGGTCTTGCCAATCACCTCGTCGCCATTCTTATGGACCGAGCCGGTATATTCCTCGTTGGCGACCGTCACGCCCTGAATGTTGAAATTGACGTTCGCGACCGGCAGCGTCTCGGTAGAGGCGTTGGGCTGGACGAACGTGTCCACGATGGGCTGCTGCGCGACCGCGAGCGCCGTCTTGTTGGCCTTCAAGCCCATGGATCAGGACTCCTTGCTGCTGGCGGCCTTGCTGGCCTTGGGTTCGGGATCCGCTTGGGTCGCGGTGGCTTCTGCCGCTTGCTTCTCCGCCTCGATTTTGTCGGGGTGGACGAAAGCGGCATCGGCAATGGCCTTTTCGAGATTGTGGCCCTGCCGCGCGGCGGCGTGGATCTTGTCGAAGTCGACGCTGCCATCCGGCAACGGCGGCGCGACGGGCGTATCAGCCATGGTCGTGTCTCCAGTGGTTTTCAGGGAAAGAGCTGGCCGCTGACCCCGACGATGGTCGAATGGTCGTGGATCAGCGTGTAATAGGTGGCCATCACCTGAAGGATGGCCGAGCCAACGTCCGGGGACTCCGGTTGAGAATTGTCAGAGCCGAGCGGCTGAATATCCTCCAGCATGCCGCCTAGTGACGGGTCGGCCTGAAGGGCATTGTTGATGTCCGTCACGGACTGCTGGTTGATGTGGTCCAGCGGCTCGCCCGGCGCGTTGCTGCTCTGGCACTCGAAGGTGAACTGGGCCTCATTGAAATATTGCCCGCCGTCCGGTGCGAGGCGAAAGCGCACCTCGTACCGGATGACATAGCCGGGCCATTCGCCTTCGCTCAGCGGTTCGCCTGGTGTGCGATCGGGGAAGCCGTTCAGATCCGGCCGCCGGGCCGCAATTGCGGCGATCATTGCGGCCTGCACCTTACGGACTGCCGGAATGGGAAGGTCAGCCATTCGGCTCCTCCTTCAGTCCGAACTCCCACCGGAATCCGCTGTCGTCGGTATTGACCTCCTTCGGCGAGAAAACCTTGCCGGGGATACGGGGCAGGGCGATGCGCCAAGTGCTGATCGGCTTGCCGGGCACTGATGCCTTGTCGAGGTCGATCAGGATGTCCTGTGCAGTGGCCGACGAGAAATCCAGCATGCGGGTCTTGTCGCGGTGGCTGGCATGCACCTTGAGGGTGATCGGCGCACTGCTGGGCGGCACCACTGTGATGGTGTCGCCCAGCAGTTCGTCGGACTTGGAGAACAGCATTGCGGTGCTGCTCTCCAGATCAGGAAGGGGCATCAGATCGGCGCGCCGCCGCCGCCGTTGTCCGCCGCCTGCTTCGCCTTATAGGCTTCCGTCAGTTCGGCGACGCGGGCTTGGGCAGCCTTTTTCCCCTTCTCGGCAACCACTTCCGGCTCTTCGAGGCCGGGGCCGCTGATTTCAAACACGCCGAAACCCGTGTGCTTGGCTGTGAAGAGGGGCGCATCGTCATCATCTTCCGCATCGGCAGCCGCCGCCGCAGCTTCCCGCGCCAGCTCATCGGAGGTCTTCCCCTCGATCACGCCCTCATCGATGAAGGTCTGCCGAAGGTGGTCGGGCACAGCATGCTTGTCATCCATATTGAGGACCACCATGCTGGTGCCGTTGTGATAGACCTTCTGCTTGAGGATCTTATCCTTCGCCATCTGCGCCTCCTCAGATGGTGCCGGTCAGGACAAGGTCCGGCCGGGCGTTGACGAACAGCGGATAGGAGTAGATTTCCGGCTGCACCCACTGCTGCTTGTCGCTCTTGTCCTTTTCGAGGAAAGGATAGTAGCGGCGGCCCGGCTGGTTGAGCAGCGGCATGCTCTCGTTCATCGGCCCCATGACATGCTGCCACATGCCGGGGACGCCGACCGGGAAGAAGCGAGCCTTGTTGGTCGGGATGGTGATGGTCGTGCCGTCGTCGGTGCCGCGATAGTGGACGAACAGCACGCCGGCAAATTCGAACTGATCCCACAGCTTTTCGCCGCGCAGTTCTGCCGCCGCCGCCTGATTGAGATACGTTTTCTCGATCGCGGGATGGCCGGTGAGCGCGAACCAGAAGCCGTCGCCGCAGAGCGCTTTGACCCGGAAGCGGGGATCGTTCCCGGCGCCGGATGCCCGTGCGATGGGCATGACGATCAACGTCGCGATCTTCTCGCGGAGCTGGCCGATGGTCATGTTCTGATCGTCCAGCGTCAGGTCGATGTCGCTGGGCGGTGTGATGCCGAACTCGGTCCAGAAGTTGACCAACGTGGAGCCGTCGGTGTCGAGGACGAGGCCATTCAGCGCGCCCAGGCGCTGGAACTCGAACGTGGCCTCCGTATCGCCGATCAGCTTGTCCTGCTTCTTGGCTACTTCCGCCGCCGCCCGGTCGGTCTCGGTTTCATCTTCCAGCGGGTTGATGTTCGCCAGTTCGTGAGCATAGAGCTTGTCGCCCTTTGCCAGCCGCGGGATGCGCAGCGGGCGAGCATCCTTGTCGTCGGGCACAGCCATCTCGATCGGCGCACCGCGCAGCGTGGTGCGGATCAGGCTGACGTAGCGCTTGCGGCTGATGACGTACACCGTGTCCGTGGTGGCGCGGACCGGCTCGAAGCCGATGACGCTGTCCAGCTGGTTCGGAATATAGGGGCGGCGGTCAAGCCCCCGGATCATCGACGCTTGGGTAAAAGCGTCACCGCCGAAAACTGCCATGGAAATCGGCATGGAATTGTCCTTTTCTGAAGAAGCGGGGCGTTATTCGCCTGCGTGCTGGGGAAGGACCGCCATGCCCTTGGCGCGCAGGGCGTTCCGGACGGCGATCTTTGCGGCGCCAGACATGCCGGCCTTGTAGGTCAGCATGTTGCCGTTGATGGTGGCGGGGCCGCGCACGGTCGCGACGGTCTTGACGTCCGCCGACGTCGCGTCGATGGGGTGGCCCAGAATGACGGCGTTTGCCGGCAGTTCGGCCCCATTCGACAACGCGGTGTCGTGGACGACATATTTGCCGCTAGCAGTGATCTTCGCGATGACCGTGCCAGCGTCGAGGACACCGGCGCCCGATGCGACGACGATTTCCTCGTTGATGATGTTGGGGGAAGCGCTCTCGCCCAGGTAGCAGAACGAGCGCTTATTGTTGAACGTCACTGCCGGCATGTTACTTGCCCTCCTTATTCAGCCCGTAGGCCTTGGCCCAGACACCGTCGGCGGCTGCCTTTTTGTCCGGCCCCTTGTCGGTGTTGGCATCGATGTCGCTGTTCTTGTTCTTGCCCAGCTCCGCCTTCATTTCCTGCCGGCCAGCTTCCTCAGCAGTTTCGCGCAGCTGCTCTTCGGTCAGGGTGGCGGTGTTCGTGGCTTCCGCCTTCGGAGCCTTCGACAGATGGCCGATGACGTCGTCGGCGGAGAGGCCATCGCTGGCCAGCAGCGACTGGGCGAGCGCTTCGCGACCGACGTAATGCTCGGACGCGAAGACCTTGTTCATGCGTTCGTTGGCTGCCTTGAAGCCCGCACCGTGCCCTTCGGTGCGAGCCGCGTCGACGGCCGCCTTATTGTCGTTTTCATCGGGCATTGGATCATCCTTCTTCTTCGGATTCTCTGGGGTTTCGCTCTCATCCGGGGCGGCCGGTGAGTTCGGAACTTCGGGGTTTTCAGCGGACACAGAGGCCCGATGCGCGGCGAGGCGCTTGCTGGTGGTCATGATGGCTTCCTGTGTTGGCCGGTCAGGTGGACCGGGCTTCGGCGCGCAGAGCTTTCCACGCATCGCTCTCCGACGCGATTTCATCGAGCAGGCCGAACTTCAGCAGATCGTTGCCGGTGAAGACTCCGCCGCGCAAATCCTTGAGCGACTTGACTGTTACGCCCCGGCCGCCACGCATAGCCGCGACAAATTCCACTACCTGCTCGCTCGCTTCGTCAACAATCTCTTCCAGCTGGCTGATCGTCTCTTCGTCAACCTTCTCGACGCCACTCCAGCGGGCTTTGCGGTCTGCCCAGTTTGCCCGGATGACGATGGGTTCCAGCCCTGCCTTTTCGAGCATTTTGGACTTGTCCATCATGTTGATGATGGCGGCGATGGATCCGCCCATCACCTCCTGGCGCCCCATGATCTTGTCACAGGCACTGGCAAGCACATAGGCGGCGCTGCACGCGCGCTCATCCAGATAGGCGTAGATCGGCTTTCCGCCTTCAGCCTTAGCCATGCTGGCCAATTCTTCGGCCGCCGCAAACATGCCCGCGCACTCGCCGCCGCCGGAATCGAACGGCAGCATCAGGCCGTTAATGCTGTTGTCAGCCATAGCAGCGCGAGCCTGCCGCAGCAGATAGTCGTAGCCGACCAGCCCGGACTCTGCGTCAATCCAGCTGCCGCGATGCACCAGTGAGCCGCGCACCGGGATAACGGCAATGTCTCCAAAGGCGGCGAACTCGCGACGCTCGCCGTTCGGCCCTTGGCGAGTAGCGAAACCCTCGCTCGCCTGAATACGCTCAGGATCGAAGTCGGCCCGGTCAAGCGTCGCGGCGTTCAGCTTTTCGGGGCGCGTTCCGGTGATGCGCGTCTGCGCGAACTCGCAAAGCACCTCATTCTTGAAGCGGTCGAGGGCAAGCGGGCGATTGTAAAGCCGCTCGGCCCATAGCGGGAACTGGGTCATGCTGGCAGCTTCTCCTTCCGTCCGGGCTGCTGGCCCTCATTCGCGATGCCATCTCCATCGCGGTCATCTTCGCTGCCACTGGCGCCGCCTTCTGCCGCGTCCATGCCCGCTTTGACGTTGTGGTTGGGAGCGTCCAGGCCGCGTTTCTTGCGCTCCTTGAGATACCAATCCTCTTCCGCCAGCACATCGGACGGGTCGCGCCCGCGCTCCAGAATGGCTTCCACGGTGGATTTGCGTCCGGCGGCGGTGTCGAGATTGTCCGCGTTGGCTTCCTTCAGTGGGTCGACAGAGCCACGGCCCGGCCCGATCCATTCCGCCATGCAGATCGCAGTCTTGTTCCGATAGAAGTTCGCCGGGCCGCCCGGCACCTTCACATCGCCGTTGGCGACCTCAACCTCCAGCCATGCGGCATAGATGGGCGTGCAAAACTGCTGGGTGAAGAATTGACGATCTTCCAGGAACGACCGCCACAGCTCGTTCAGCAGTGCGCGGGCCGACGAATAGTTGATGCCTGCCCAATCCTGCGACAACTGCGGGTAGCTGACGCCCAGCGAGGCGGCGACCTTTTGCAGCACGAACCGGGCGAATGTCGGATAGTTGCTGTTTGGGTGCGTCGCGTTCGGCACCACCACATCCTCTTCGGGGAGGAGGTGGACAATCTGTGCCGCGTCCATGCGGACCGGCGATTTGGTGCGATGGTCGATGTATTTTTCGACCCATGCATCAATCTCGTTCTCGCCGCCGGTCGGAGCGAGCGCCTGCTGAAGATCATCGGTGCTGCCGGGCGACTTGATGAAGAAGGAAAGGATGGCCGCCTTCAGCGCGGCCTGCACCTCTGCGCGATCCACGCGGTCCAGCATCTTCGCCGGCACCATTGCTTCAGCGAGGCGCGAGATGCCGCGATTTTGTTCGGCGAAGCGTGGGCTGAAGACGTGGATGATCTTTGCCCGGCCGGTGCTGCCGAAGCGTGGCACATAATCCCAGCGATCAGCGCCGCGCACGCCTTCCGTGTCGGACGGATGGCGAGATGCGATATGATAGCCGATCGGCGCGCCGCTGCGGGAGAAAACGATGCCATTGCGCAGAGCCGGGCCTTCTTCGAACTTCAGCATCGGCGGAGTGCTGATGCGCTCTGCTTCGAACAGCAGCACGTTGGTGGTGTTGGAGATGCCGCGCGCCTCGTCGCGGATTTCGGCGGCCACTTCGCCATCGCGGATGTAGCTGAGATAGGCGAGGCGGGTAATCTGCCCGAATGTCAGCGTCTGGCGCGCGTCACAGCGCCGTTCGATGTCATTGCCCCAGACCTTGTACCGGACTTCTACGTCAGCGGTCCATTTCATCCGCCAATCATAGTCCCGGTTGAGGATTTCGATTGCGGGCTGGGCAGACAGGCGAATGGAGCCGCCGATGACGGACTCAACGCGGCGGTCGAGGCCGCCATTGATCCACGCATTGTTCTTGTCGAGGTCGCGCGCGCGTCCGAGGATGGCGTCGCGTTCGCCATAGCTGTTGGACCCTGCAAAGCCGGGAGCGGGTTGCCAGCCGTTCAGTTCCGGGATGTCGTTGCGGCCAGCGTCGCGACGTGGCTGACCGCCGATGCCGAAAGCATAGGCGACGCGGCCAAGGCCGCTCGACAGGTTCGCGATCAGGCCCATCAATTCTGATACCTCAACGCGATCGCCCGGCGCCGCGTCAGCGTGGTGCCGTTCACAGCATCCTCCGCTTTTGCGATCTTGCGCTCCAGTTCTTCGATATAGTCGCTCAGCCTGGTTACGTCGGCTTTCGTGAAGGTCATGCGCCGACCATCACGCCAGACTTCCGCGACAGCCTGCCCCATGGCGAGCGCATGGCGCGCGGCTTCCGCCTCTGTCAGCCATACTCGAAGCTGTAGCAGATCGGCCATTAGGAGGTTCCCCGGTTGAGTTGTTCGAAACGTTGAAGAATGTTCGGCTTCGTGGCTTTCGGTGGTGTCGCAGGCTCCTGCTTCCGCTGGCCCGCAACCGCTTGATCACCTCCTTCCACGTTGTCGGGAACGGGAGTTGCCCAAGGCGGCAATTTCCCTTCGTCCCATTTGATGTCGGTGCGATCCGGCTGAAGCATCTGGCGCACGGCCTCCTCGTATCCGAAGAGGTCGAGGCTTTCGTTCGGGCCGTTGCGCACGAACTTCCCTTCGATCAGCGTTTCGCCGAAATATTCGTCAAAATGATTGGCCGCGATTCCGTCCGCGAACTCGCACTGGCCCGGCCCGCCGTCTGCGACGCCCAGCCGCTCGATCGACTGTTCCTTGAGGCCATGCACGCCCAGGTCGAACTCCAGCACGATGGGCGTAACCTCGTGGCCATGCTCATCCTTGCTCGCCTTGCGCGGTACGACCGGCAGCGGCGGCGCATCCTTGGGCTTGGCACCCTTGATTAGCCGGACCTTAGGCCAAGGATTTGCCTTGGTGCCCCAGAAACAGCCCTTCGCGATGGACCGCCGCGCGAACTCGCGAGCCTTCCATGTCGCGTTGCCGTCACCGCTGTCGATGGCCACCGCCGCCACCGGCATGGACCAGCCTGGCCGCCCGATGATCGGGAAGCGTCGGTTGATCACCGCATAGAGCACATCCCAGTCCTCGATGCGGTCCGTTGGCCGAATGTCGCGCATCACGCCGTCCGCCCACCGCCGCTGGCGGATCGTATGCCGGTCGAGCCACCATGACCGCGATTCCAGATCCCAGCCTCGAAAGCTGATGTCGAACTTCCCGTGGCCGGGATCGACCGCCGCAGTGATGAACCGGACGCCGGGGGGGCAGCGACCGACCCAAAAGACCAGATCGTCCGCAGCGTCGTCGGCCACCGATGCCCTGGCGCGCTTCTGCAATCCGGCGCTGTCCAGATCCTGCCCGGCGCCCGCACCTTCGAAAATCTCCGCGAAGACCTTAGCCAGCACCTGCCGTAGCTTGTCGACTTTCCGGGTCGACTGGTAATGCGCCACCGCGCCCTCCAGGTCGCGCGCCAGTTCCGCGTTGGTGATGGCCTTCACCATCAACCCGTGAATCCAGAAGCCGCGCGCCGGGTTCTCGTCCGGCTCGCCCATGATGCCCGCCTCTATGTCGAGCGTCTGGCCCTCATGCATCCAGCCGTTGGTCGGCCCGGCCGCTGCCTCGTCCACCATGGCGAACCTCTGCTTGTCGTCCAGGCCGGTGAGGCAGTGCGGGCACTGCATCGCAGCCGTCTGCTCGGCAACCTTCAGCCGTTTGGACAGCGGCCACGCCGCGCCGTCGGGCATTTTCTCGTAAACCAGCTTGAAGCGGGGCACGTCCGGCCAGAACTTGGTCGGATATGGCGAAGCGTGCCCACCGCAATTCGGGCACTGCATGATGTAGATGCCCTTGCTCGACATGGTCCACGCCTGCGCCACGCCCGATGCCCAGCCCATGTCCGGGTGGGAGGTGATGCCCACCTTGCGGTGCGACCCCAATTGGCGACCACGGATGCGCGTCTGTTCCAGAAAGTTGGAGCAGAGCTTGGCCGGAAAGGTGTCCAGCTCATCGACCCGCATCCACGCAGCTTGCCGTCCGGTGACGGTCTTGTTGTTCGCTTGAAGCACTTCGACGGACCGGCCATCGACCTTCTTCGACTTGATCTTGTTGTCGCTGCGGTCCGGCCCGATTTTGGCCTTGATGTCCGGGTGGTCCTCGAAAAGGTACTTGAATCCCTTGTCGCAGTAGCTGTCGACCTCGCTGTCCGACCCCAGATAGATGAGCATGTCCGGCATGGGACCGTGCTTCATCAGCTTGTGCTCATAGCACTCGAATATCGCGGTGCCGCCTGACCGGCCCGGCTTAGGCATGATCACTTCGCGACAGGTGTCGTCGTCCAGACCGAAGTTGGCCGGGCCGATCAGATAAGGGGTCTGAGCGCGGCTCCAGAGGAACTTCTTGTCGCCCTTGGGGGAGCGAAAATAGCGCGACGTCTCCGCGCATTCGATGGTGCCGATGTCCTGCGGCGGAACAAGGTGGGACCGGGCGTCCCGCGCGATGCTGGCGATGTCTGTGCAAAAGCCGTCGGCGGCGATCTGCTCGATCGTCCCGGACAGTTCTGCCCTGCTATAGACTCGCAACCCACTCCCTTAGAAATATGTCGACCTGATCACCGACATGGGCCGCCACATTGCGAAGCTCATTGTCGACCATGGATCGCACCGCCGGGTCCATCCCTCCGTTCGGATCGACGGTCTGCGACACGCCCAGAATGGCGCTGATCACCGCCGAATTGTAGCGCGTCAGGAAATCGCGGACCTGCGCCGTCGGCACATAACCCTTCTGCTTTTCCTTCATGGCCTGCGCCCGCATCGTCAGGTCGGCCAGCTTGCTCAGTTCAGCGATGCTGACTGGGCCTGCCGGATCCTCTGGCACCGTGAAGTTGGTCAACTGGTGGATGCGCCGCGCCGCCGCGTCGTTGGCCGCCATGCGTTCGCGCGCCCGGCGGATCATGTGCTTCAGCACCTTTACCACCTGAAACTCCCAAGCCACCCCTTCCGCGCCCCGGCGTTTGACCGGGAACGCCGGGTCAGGTTCAATGTGGGTCACCAGCAGGTTGCGCCAAGTTTGGCCGACGATCTTCGACATGACCTGCGCGTCCACGACGTCGCGGGGCTTGGCAACAGCAGCGGCTGCTTCCAGCCGTTTGATCAGGTCGCTGGCATCACCCTTTGGACGTGCCATTTCGACCTCCGAGTCGCGAGCGATAAGTAGTTGGGATTAAACAAAAAAGGCACGCCCTGAATTGGACGCGCCTTTTAGAAGTTGCACTACGCTATGATTCGAGTTGTCGGGAATGTCAATCGAGATGAAACCTCTTTTCGATCTCCAATCGGTTGGCAATCCCTCCATGCAGCGCCAACGCTCCCCTGAGAAATGCCGCCTTGATGTTGCGGTAGCCGACGCGGGACGATCGAGCCGCTAACGTAAGTGTCTGATCTTCAAGAACTATTGCATCAAAAAGGCGGGAAACATCCGGCGGGATGAAGCCTTGAGCGTACCGCAGATCGGACCGGGCTTCTGCCGCCCATTGCGTGTGTGGCAGATGGCCATAAATGCCGTCGCCCCGCACACTCTCACCGTAGCTTGCGACCGGGGCCGACGGTTCCATTTCCGCAGCCTCATACCGGTCCTTGTACCAGCGGCACGCTGCGAACAGGTCATCATCCAGCACGCCATGGCTGTAGAGATAGGCGATCTGGCTGATGAGCAAGCGTCGAACCGTCTTTACCGTGCGGACCGTGTCATCCAAGCCCTTCGGGGTGTACGGGACAAAGTCTCCTTTGCTCAGCTGCTCCGGGGTGGGTGGCACGACGGTATCGTCCAGATTGGCGAACTCGCCACTCTCGACCTGCTGGACCGCGATCTTCCGGCGGCGCTCTGCCTCCCGGTCATGAGCGTCCCGCTTCAGCAGGGCATCGACGCGAGCCTCTTCCGCCTCACGCACTGTCTTCTTCATCGTCATTTTCCCCGCTTTCCATATAGGCGCTTCCCGATTGCCTCGATCCACATGGAGTCGAGGCGGCCAACGTCGTTCGGGAAAATGACGACGATGCCGAATTGGTCATAGAGTTGCTGGGCCGCGTCGCGCTGGGCGCGCGGGTCTGGGTCGCGCATGGCAGGCGCGCATTTGGCGAGGCTGGAGCGCATCAGGCGGCCATCCTTTCGAGCATGTCATATTGTGGATCGGGCAGCAGGTTGTGCCACTGATCAGCCATCGCTTCCGCGATGCTCGGATATGTTTCTGATCGGCGGCGCGCGCGATCAGGGCCGGGCGGTTCGCGATGACAACGCGACCATGACTTATGCTCATCGGTGCCGGGCTTCGGCGGTGTGAGCATGTTGGTCGGCTTCAGGTCAGGCAGGCCGATCAGTTCCAGCCCGGTATTTTTGAAGAACGGCTCCCCGAAGAAATAGGGATGCACGAACTGGGTCCGGCCGCGCTGGGTCAACCGGATCGCGTGGCCGTGCATGACAGGGTTCTCCACCACGCGGCGCGGGATCTGGTGCGCGTCGCGAAGGCTACGATAGAAAGCAGCAGCTTCCTCCAGCTTTGCCCAACGCTCAGGTTCCCGTCCGTTCTTCTTCTGGCCGCCGATGTATAGATGCTTGGCGCCGCTGTTGCAGAGGATCGTGCAGGGCGGGTGCATGACGGCCAGTAAATCCCAGCCCTCATCGAGATAGTCGCGCACGTCCCCGCAGATATGGTGGTTGCTGCCATCGTCAGCAGCCTCAATGTCGCACGACCATGCGTCATGGCCGCGCGCTTCGAATGCCCGACGCACAACGCCGCTGCGCTCGCAAGCTACAAGAACGCGGCCCATCAGCCAGCACTCATTTCTGTGATTGGCGGGTCGGCCTCCGGGAACTCGCGCTGGCGGAGCTGCCGGCACACTGACCGCACGACCTGTCGCCCGGTCAGCTCCAACTGCATCAGCCGGGTCAGCTTCATCATGTTGTCGCGCGCCGTCGCCTTCAGTCCGTAGCCCCGACATTCCGACAGCATCTCTTCCTTCCACATGAGGTTGAGCAGTTCGGCGGCATGGGGTTCGGGCTGTTCGGACCAGTAGCGCTTCGGCTCCCATGTCCCAAAAAGGTAGCGTTCGGGGACTTCGGGATAAGCCCACACGGCCCGGCTGTGGCCGCCCGATGCTTCAACCAGAGCATCCGACGGAAAGAAGCGCGGTGCCCCGTTTTGGTATGGCGTGGTGTCGAACCATCGCTCATGGGCGATGACGATGACGTCGTGCCCGGCGCGCGTGAAATGCTTCACCTGCCGGTCCAGCCGCTTCAGCGTGTCCCGCTCAGATTTGATTTCGACCAGCGTGACGCGATCGGGCTGGACCGCGGCAAGGTCCGCCCGACACTGCCCCACGACCAGTTCATGGATGATACGAGCGTCGGGCAGCATCTCGCGCAGTCGGCCAGCGGCATAGTCGCGGATTTCGCGTTCCGCGGAGGAACCGGCCATCAGTCGATCCTCACCGTGCTGGACTTGCCGAAGGGCGACCAGCTTGAGCAGACGACGCCAGATACCTCCCGACCCTGCGCGTTGGTGGCCACAAAGCCGGTGCGGGAGGCGTCGTCTCTGCTGCACCCGCCGAAGCGGTAGCCGGTGATCCGAACGTCGGTGAAACCGAAGGACTCCGCCGCGCGCCGCGCCTCCTTCGGGTCTGAGCATCCAGCAACCAGCACCAGAGCGAGCAATGCGATCTTCCTCATAGCAATTCCCCTTCCGCCGGCCGCGACACGCGCCGGGTTCCATTCCATTCGCCCATGGTGGGCTTTCCGCAGTTCCAGCATTTCGTGGGCAGGGCTTGGCCGGTGTCGTCGGCGCGCGCGCTGCACAGGCATTCGAGAATTGCGCGCTTCATCACCGGCGGCCTTTTGGCTCCGCAGCGAGCGCGGCAAGTTCCTCAGCCGTCGGCATCCGCAGGTTCGAATAGTCCTTCTTCACGCCCTGATTGACCTTGCGGCCCGAAGCGGCGGAGAGTTCGGACAGCAGCGCGGACACCTCGTCCGGGTCGACGGGATCGTCAGCGACGCGCTTCCGCTCCGCCAATTCTTCTTCAGCGCGCCGGGCCGCGTCCAGCAGCCGGTTCATGGTCCGCTCCCGCTGACCCTCCGCCGCACGGATAAAGGGGAGCAGTTCGCCAATCCCTGCCGGAAAGAACTTGTGCTTCTTGGCATAGGCCATCGACGCTTCGCGCACCGCTTCCAGACAATGGGGGCGGCAATCATCGCGCAGGATGCGAAAGCGGGCCTTTGACTCTTCATCGCCTTCGTTGCGTGGAATCGTGCGCAGGCGCAGTTCGCCAAGGATCTGATCGAGCGGATCGGAGATGATGGGCACCATGCTGGTTTCGCCATCTTTCTCGACCGGCCGCTGGCCGACCATCTCCCGCACCGCGCGCTCACCGAGGCTGTCACGGAAGCGCTGCGCTACATCACGCAACTGGCGAGGCCCGTCGGCGGGGATCTGGGCGGGCAGGCTGAAGGGGCCATTCTCGAAAAGGTCGCGGCCCAGCCAGTCAGGAACCGTAGCCAGAAGCGAGGTCAGCGAGAACGGGGTCACGGAAGCCAGTGCTGTGCTGCCGTGGGTTTGAATGGCGATTTCCTGTCCCATCACGGGGCATCCTTTCGTCGGCTGAGAGCAGCCAGTTGATCCAAGTTCGCTGCCAGCTGTTCTTCGTGGCTCCGGCTCCCGATTTGCTGAGCCAGTAATTTTTGAATTTCTGCCGTTCCCGGTCGAAGGCGCCGGGCGGCCATTTCGCGACCATCGCAGCGTGTTCGGCCTTCAGCGGTTCAGGCTCCCAATCCTCCACCAGCCGGGTTCCCTTACGTGCGCGCGTTTCGGTCGCGGGGGTGTGGGTGGGGGTGGGT